TCGAAAGCAAAACGTCCATTCCGCAAAACGTACAATTAAAGGGAATGAATGATTTCCAAGTTTTGGGTTCGGCAATTACTTATTTAAGGCGTTACGCTTTATCAAGTGCTTTAGGATTAGTTACGGACAAAGACACCGACGCTGGAGGCGAACAAGTAAAGACCGAAGTAAAAAACGAAACTAAAAAAGTTGCTATTGACGACAAACGATTAGCAAAGGCAATTAAGGCAATAAGCGAAGGCGGTTATACAATGGACGAACTTACAAAGACGTTTGAGTTAACGCCAGAACAATTAAAAACCCTTGAGTTATGAAAATACGTTGTAGTTCAATCGGAAAAATAATGACGAACCCCAAAACAAAAGGAGAAACGTTAAGCCAAACCACTAAGACTTATTTACAAGAATTAGCCGTTGAAGAAGTTTACGGAATACGCAAAGAATTTAGTTCACGTTACACCGACAAAGGGAACGAAGTCGAAGAATTATCAATTGCACTTTGTAACGATGTTTTGAATTTAGGATTCATTTATAAAAACGAAGAACACTTTTCAAACGATTGGATTTCTGGAACGCCCGACGTAAACACGGACGAAATTTTACTTGATGTAAAGAGTAGTTGGGACGCAACAACATTTCCTTTTTTCGATACCGAACTAAAAAACAAAGATTACTTTTTCCAATTGCAAGGCTACCTTTGGCTTACGAATAAAACGGAAGCGCTTTTATGCTATTGCTTGATTGACACCCCTTTACAAATTGTTGAAGACGAAATAAGAAGGGAACATTGGAAGGCAAGTTTGATTGAAGAAAGTTTAGATTTAAGAGCGTTTGTACAATCAAAACATACATTTGGGCATATACCAAAAGAAAAGCGCTTAAAAACGTTTAAAATAGTAAAAGACGATGTTATTATTGAGAATATCAAAACACGAATAGAAGAATGTAGGGAATATTATAACGAATTAGTAATCAATTTAAAATAAAACAAATGAAAGTAACGGGAAAAATCCACTTTGTTGGAACGCTTAGAAAAGTAAGCGAAAAATTCAAAAGTAAAGACGTAGTATTATTGACGGACGAAAAATTTCCGCAATACATAACTATTCAATTTACACAAGACAAAACCGATTTAATAAGCCAAAACAATATTGGCGAACAAGTCGAAGTAAGCATAAATTTACGAGGGCGTGAATGGAAAAGTCCACAAGGCGAAATAAAGTATTTTAATACTATCGAAGGTTGGCAAATTAACGCAGTTGAAGGTGCGGTTAAAGAAGTTGCATTGGATTGTTCGGACGATTTACCATTTTAATAAAGTTTAAGGGGTAAAAATTGCCCCTTATATTAAACTAAAATGTGCAGTAAGTATGAAAATTAAGTATTAATGTAAATAATTAACTAAAATATGAAAGTGAAACTTGAATATAACCTACCAGATGACCAATTTGAATTTGAATCCGCAGTAAAATCAACGAAAATGTTTTTTGCACTAACCGAACTTAACGACGAATTACGAAGCATTTGGAAATACGAAGAATTAAAAGAAAATCAATTTGCAATGGTTGAGCGCATAAGGGAAAAGTTCTTTGAAATCTTACAAGAAAACGAAATAAATTTAGACCGATGTTAATAGACGATTATAATTTAAGAGCTTGTTTAATTGAGGCACTAAAAACACGAACACGAAACCAAGTTGTTAAGGAAATAAAAGGTAGAGGTGAAAAGTTCCATCAATACAATATAGACCGATTCTTACAAGGTAAAGACGTAAGTTTAGAAACCGCAAAGAAGTTAGACAAGTATATTTACCGATTGAAACTACAATAAGTTTACGCCACTTTAATTAGGGGTTTTTTATTTAACAAAAGTTTGTTGATAAGATTATTTGTTACTTGTTGAAAAAATAAACATATATTTGATTAATATTTAAGCAAAAGAAAATTGGACTGGATTAATAAAGTAGTAAAGCATCACAAAGAATGGGTTAAAATAGTTAACTCGTTTGGAGAATATTTCTTTGCTGAAGACATAGTGCAAGAAACGTATTTAATGCTTTTAAAATGGAGCAACGAAGACAAACTATTTACCAACGGAAACTTAAATAAAAGTTATGTTTGGTTTGCGCTTAAAAATACTTTTTTACAACACGTTAATAAAGCAAACAAAATGCAAAAGGTAAATTTAGATTCAATAGCGATGTTAGCAGACGAAACGCCAAACGTAGAAAAACACGAATCATTTAATTCTATATTGAACCAAGTTGAAAACGTAGTTGATGAATGGCATTGGTACGACCAAATGTTATTTAACTTATATAAAGATTCCGATATGTCTATGCGTGAAATAAGCAAGGAAACAAATATAAGCGTTACGTCTATTTTCCACACGTTAAAATATTGCAAAACACGAATCAAAGAAAACTTAAAAGAGAATTACGAAGATTACCAAAACAAAGATTACGAACTAATTAAATAAAAATTATGGCAAAGAAAAAACTAACACCAATTGACATTGAAGAAAACACATTAATCGAACCTACTGGATTAGGAGACACAATCGAAATTGTTTTAGAAAAAACGGGAATAGCAAAAGTAGCCAAATGGTTATTAGGTGAAGATTGCGGTTGCGAAAAACGAAAGGAAAAATTAAATAAACTATTTCCATACGCAAAACCGAAATGTTTAACCGAAGACGAACACGCTTACTTAACTGAAAGCAAAGTTTTAGCAAAGAACGTTTTAATTCCAAGCGAACAAAGGGAACTACTTAAAATTTATAACCGTGTCTTTTCACAAAGAAGGCAACCGACAAGTTGCGGAAGTTGTTTACGTGAAGTTGTAAACGGGTTGAACAAAGTTGTAAACGAATACAAAGAAGAAAATGCCGATACCGACGCCAAATAAAGACGAATCAAAAAATGATTTTATTAAACGTTGTATGCTAGACCATACAATGGTAAGTGAATACGAAATTTCACAACGCAACGCAATTTGTCAAGATTCGTTTGATACTAAATTAGAAGCTCAAAAAATAAGTTTTGATTACGATGGAACGTTAAGCACTAAACAAGGCTACGAAAAAGCGAATCAATTAATAAACAAAGGAGTGGAAGTATATATTATTTCAGCAAGGGAAAACAAAGAAGGAATGCTAGAACGTGCAAAAAAATTAGGAATACCAGAAAGCAAAATTTATGCAACGGGTAGCAATAAAGCAAAGGTTGAAAAAATAAAAGAACTTAGAATAACAAAACATTACGATAATAACCCAGATGTAATAAAACAATTGGGAAACATAGGCGAATTAATATAGAAACAAATAAGAAAAAATGGCTAACGAAGAAAACTTAATTCCCGCTCAAAAAGGCGAAGTTAGAAACCCAGCGGGAAGACCCAAAGGCGCAAAGAACCGAAGCACAATAATAAAAGAATTGTTTGAATTTGCAAAGACTCAAAAGAACCCATTAACGGGCGAACAAGAAATTTTAACACAAGAACAAGCAATTACAATGGCTATGCTTTTAAAGGCTAGTAAAGGAGACGTAAACGCATATAAAGCGCTTATGGATTCTTGTTACGGAGCGCCAAAGCAAACAACCGATACTAATTTAAGCGTCTCAGACTTTGACGTAAAAGACTTATTTAAAATTGATAGTATTAAACCCGAAGTTTAATTATTTAGGTAGTGAGTCTCGTTACTTTATTGTAACTGGTGGGCGTGGTTCGTCGAAGTCGTATAGCGTTACCACGTTCTTATTATTGCTTACAAAGGAAAGCGGACACGTTGTATTGTTTACTCGGTACACTTTGGTAAGTGCGGGTATTTCAATAATTCCCGAATTCATAGAAAAAATAGAGCTGATGGATATGCAAGAAAATTTTCTTGTAACAAAAGACGAAATAATAAATTTGCAAACGGGTAGCAAAATAATATTCAAAGGAATTAAAACAAGTTCTGGAACTCAAACGGCAAACTTAAAATCTTTGCAAGGTGTTACGACTTGGGTACTTGACGAAGCCGAAGAACTAACGGACGAAGACACCTT